TTGATTGGTTGTTCGAGCAGTGTCAGGTGCCCCCAACCGTTGGATCTTACATGGGAGAACCAGATGAACCCAAGATTTGGCAATCAGCCTCCACACGAGTGAAACAGGATGATTGGCGCAAGATGAAGAATGAGTTCACTGATGAACGTGACAAGCGAGGAAGGGCTCGGAGTGCAAAACGTGGCCCGGGCTGCTTACCATGAACCATGGTCACTGAAAATCGTGAGACGCTTCTTCAAACGTTTCTTTGCTCTCGTAGCTCAATTGGCAGAGCGTCGAATTCTAAATTCGAATGTCAGGGTTCAAGTCCCTGCGAGGGCGCCATTTAGGATTCGAACGGCTGAAAAACACGAATTGGGCTTGACGTGCGCCGGCTGTGGTCGTATCTGCAACGCCCTCGAGTTGATATGTCTGGGTCTAGACACGGGTGGTCGCGCCCACAATTGCTACTGCTGCGAAGGTGACTGCCCAGGCCCAGAGTGGCCTCCTCGCCATGGTGAACCACCTGAGTTCACGGTGAAAAAGAACACCTTTATTGAACCGGAGGGCTACCGTGACAGAAAGTGAAACGATCTGGATCTGCGACAAGTGCGCTGAGCGCAGCTCAACGGCGTCAACAATCGAGCATCGTTACCCAGACGTGTATCAAGATCAGCGCCTCATTGACTTTTCAAGAGACATGCTGGAATTGCACGGCATGCCTGAGCCTGAATTGAAACGTTATCATGTGTGTGGTGTGTATGCTGCCTGGGGAGGCTACAGCGGCACACGTCTGTGTGGCCCGATGCACCCTGAAACGGAGCAGGAGTACTTCATCCATTGGGTCGGCGGCTCTATGAACTTCAACGACAAACGGAAGTAGAATATAGGGATGAGCGATAGTGACCTAGAATCCGTTAAACCCATATACGAAAACCTGCCCACCGGCAAGCCACACCTGAGCTTCTCTGAACTCCGTGATTGGCAGGATTGTTCTTTCCGACACAAGTTGAAGTATGTCGACAAGATTGGTCTCTTTGAACCGGCACCGATCATGGATTTTGGGACTGCCGTTCACTCAGCATGTGAAGATTTTCTGCGCTCCCGCGAGATGAAGCCCGAGATTGCCGTGGAGTCGATCAAGAAGTTTTTCGAAACACATAAGGCACGCCCGGCATATCACCCAACTTTGCTAGCGACCTTTCTCAAGGAGGCTGCCTCAATCTGTAACGACGTTCCAAAATTCATGGATGAAACGTTTCCAGATTGGCAATATGTCGATGCAGAACACAACCTCTATGAGCCCATGGAAAAGTATCCTCATGCGTTCAAGGGCTTCATCGATGGTATCATCAAGACCAAAGGCAAGCGTGGCGAAGACTTGCACTGGTTGATCGATTGGAAGACGACTGCCTGGGGCTGGACGGCTGACAAGAAGTCGGATCCCAAGGTTCACCAGCAGTTGATCTTCTACAAGAACTACTGGACAACAAAGACAGTGACCAACCCGAAGGATGTTCGCTGTGGTTTTGTCTTGTTGAAAAGGACTGCCAAATCGGGTTCTCACTGTGAACTAATCAAGGTCTCTGTCGGTGATGTGACGACCGGAAGGTCACTGAAAGTTCTGAATTCAGCTGTCAACTCGATCCGCAAGGGCCTAGTGATCAAAAATCGCGGCTCGTGTCAGTACTGCGAATACAAAGACACAGAATTCTGTCCATTAAACGACGTCTCATGGTTACACAGTCCCCACACGGTATTACGATGGGGCAAGAAAACCATGACTAGTGTTGCCAAAAAGACCATCTTGATGATGGCAGATCACCCACTTTCCACGAGCGGTGTGGGCACCCAGGCTCGCTGGTTGATAAATGGCCTCATAGCGACAGGCAAGTACCGTTTTCGTGTCTTTGGTGGAGCGGTCCGCCATGATAACTACGATGAAGTAGTGGTCAATGAAGACTTCATCATCAAGCCGACCAATGGCTTCGGTGATAAACAATTGCTCCGCAAGGCGCTGGTACAGCTAAAGCCAGACGCCTTGTTGCTTTTCACTGATCCTCGGTTCTTTTTGTGGGCCTGGGAGATGGAAGACGAGATTCACCAGGTCTGTCCCATCACGTATAATCACCTGTGGGACAATCCTCCGTGGCCTGAATTCAATCGCGTGTTGTATGATTCTACCGACTTGATCAACTGCATCAACTGGCCCACCTATGAGATGGTTCACAAGAGGTTTCCTGATAAGACGCACTACGTGCCTCATGGGGTGCCCAAGGAACTGTTCAAGCCCCTGCCGGCTGCCGACATAGCACGCTTCAAGCGCAGCTTGTTGGGCCCTGAGCGGGCTGATCACTTCATGGTCTTGTTTGTCTCGCGGAACGCCCGCCGTAAGATGCCGAGCGACATTTTGGTCTCATGGCGCATGTTCCTAGAAGAACTGAAGGCCAAACACGGGCACGCCAAGGCAACATTCATCATGCATGCAGATCCTCTAGATCCAGAGGGCGCTAACTTGCACCACGTGATCGATGTGTTGCAGATCAAAGATAGTGTTGTTTTTTCAAAAGACAGAGTGGGCTTTCCGGAGATGGTTGGCATCTACAACATGGTCGATGTTGTTGTCAATAGAAGTTGTTTTGCAGCTGGCACTCGAGTCGTGGTGAAAGATCGTGGCTACGTTCCTATTGAGGAAGTTGCTATAGGTGATCAGGTGTTGACGCACAAGCGGCGCTGGAAGCCTGTCATCGATTTGATTAGGAATGACGGTCGCTCGAAGCGCATGATCCAATTGAAAATCACAAATTCGAATCCAGTTCGATGTACAGATGATCATAAGTTGCTAGCGATCAAACGCCGCGATCTGCCGGCTAATTTCTTTTTCAACGTTCATGGTCAGACGTCACTCGACTATGCAAGATTGACACCAGCGTCAGAGCTTATGGAAGGTGACTACCTCGTCAGTTCATACGAAGGACCAAAACTGAAACTTTCAGATATCACAATCACCCCTTGGGAACTTGTGAAAGATGACACGTATCTCAGAGCGGGTCACAAGTCGGTACCAACCTACGAGAAAAACGACAACAGAATCATTTCTCGTATCATGATGCGATATGACCATGGTCCCGCTGAACTTAGTTTGACACAAGACGTTGCATACGTACTGGGAAATTGGACAGCTGACGGAACAACACATTCAACCTCGATTTCTTTTGACAAGAAACATCCTGATCGTGTAGAAAAATACATCGAGGCAGTCAAGAATGGGTTTGGAATGGATTGCACTATCAATGAAAGAAAATCACATGTTGAAGTTTGCATGCGCAACGGTGCAGTCATGGCTAGAATGTTCATGTCTTTGTGTGGTAAATACTCAACTGGCAAACATGTCCCAGAATGCATCTTGCATGCAAATGATGAATTGAAACGTGCGTATCTTGCTGGGTACCTTGCTGGTGATGGTTGTACGTTGAAACACCCACAGTACGGTCACTTCACCCATCGAATTAGAACGATCTCAAATTCAATTGCATTTGGCTTGCGCCACATTCTGGTAGATTTGGGATACGTTCCGAACGTATACGAAAGCAGCAACGCTCACGGCTATAACAAGGCGGGACGAATCTGGACTATTGAATGGAGAGACCGCGTTGGAAATCAGGCTGGCAATGGCAGCTGCCGTTCGTGGAACATAAATGGTAACATCATCAGTCGTATTAACGGAATTCATGAATCAAATGCTGAAGATGTTGTTTATGACCTTACGGTCGATGAAGACCACACATACATGGTTGAAAACGTTACAGTTTCAAACTGTAATGAGGGTTTCGGACTAGGAACCCTTGAGGCCATGATGTGTGGCAAGCCGATCATTGCTCTGAAAACGGGCGGTCTAACGAGGCAAGTTGAGGACCCAGAGACAAAGGAGCAGTATGGTATTGCCATGGAACCCGAAGTGAAGTGTCTAGTGGGTAACCAGTTGGTACCGTACATTTTTGAGGATTTTGTCTCTCATGAGACGGTCGCCAAAGCATTCATGAAAATGTACGAAATGGGTCCTGAGGCCCGCGCTGAACTGGGTGCCAAAGCAATGGCGCACGCCCACAAGGATTACGACCTGCAGAACACAGTCAACAAGTGGGATGAAACACTGACAGAGTGCATTGAAAATTGGCAAGGCCGACACCAACGTTGGTCCAACGAGGAACTGTGAGATGAAAACTGTAATTCTCAGGGGACCTGCCTTGACTCAGTCTGGTTATGGAGTTCATTGTCGTCAAGTAGCTCGTTGGTTGCTAGCTCGGCCGGGTCTCGATGTCAAGTTTCACGTGTTGCCCTGGGGTGATACACCTTGGATCTTGAACGCTGATTCACATGACGGTTTGATCGGTGAGATCACAAAAAGAACCGTCGACGGTTCGGCACGAGCTGATGTGTCATTTCAACTGCAATTGCCTAATGAATGGGATCCTAAGATTGCAACACACAACGTGGGCATGACAGCTGGTGTCGAAACAAACAGATGCAATCCTGACTGGATCACGGCATGTAATTCAATGTCACAAGTCATCGTTCCATCTTCCCATGTCGCAGCCTCACTCGAGGCTACTGGGACTATCACCGTACCTGTGCACGTAGTGCCTGAGGCTTACATTGATGCAATTCAACTTCCGACTGAAAAATTGCCCACGTTGCCTGAATTTTCAACGCCATTTAATTTTTTGGTCTTTGGTCAATTGACAGGAAACAACCCACACAATGACAGGAAGAACATATTTTTCACACTGAAGTGGCTCTGTGAAACGTTCAAAGATGATAAAGACGTAGGGATTGTCATCAAGACTAACATGGGTCGTAATACCAAGATCGATCGCAACGTAGTCAAAGGAATGTTGCTGGGTGTACTAAATGAATGTCGCAAGGGTCCATATCCACGGGTTCATTTTTTGCACGGTGATATGAATGACATGGAGATCGCTTCCTTGTACCGACACCCACAGATCAAAGCGCTGGTTTCACTGACACGAGGCGAGGGTTTCGGTCTTCCAATTCTTGAAGCAGCAGCCTCAGGGTTGCCCATCATTGCGACGGGTTGGTCTGGTCACTTGGATTTTTTGAAACATGGAAAGTACGTCAGCGTCTATTACCAGCTAGCTGATGTGCATCCCTCGAGGATTGATGGAAAAATTTTCATGCAAGGCTCGCGGTGGGCAAATCCTTCTGAAGAAGACGCTAAAAAACGATTCATCAAATTCAGATCATCACCGTCAGTTCCCACAAGTTGGGCCCAAGAACTGGCCATGGCTGTCCGCGAGCCTTATGGATTTGAAAGCGTTGCACGACAATACGATGAACTGCTGAAAGGAATTCTATGATATGGTTCATCATAGTTGTGCTAGCACTGTTGTGTCTGTGTCTCGTGATCGGTCTTGTTTGGAGCCTCAGGCTTAACTTGAGTTATGCCGACAAGATGGAAGAGATCAGAGATCAGGTAGATCAATCACTTGACGTGTTGAACACGTTTTATCAACGCGCGGTATCGCGAGCTGAACTTGAGGTAATGAGCGACGAACCGGTAATCCGAGAACTCGTCGCAGACCTTCAAGGCTCGCGAGATGCCATATTGCTCGTTGCCAATTTGATCGTCGATCCTCTCCAGGACGACGAGGAAGGTCAATGAGTAAGAATGGCATCGAGAAAAAAGAAGGTACCTGCACCGCCAGTTGAAGAAGTGCAGTTGTCACCTGAAGAAGAAGCGCTCCGCGCTGAAACAAAAAGACTGGCCGATGAGGAGGCTGCAAAGAAAAAGGCAGCCCGCATGTACTTTAATGCCAACACCCAGGCGGCGATCTGTGCCTATCAAAAGGCTGACGCTCGAAAAGAACGTGAACGTCTCTATGTCAAAGAGATCGCGCCGGCGTTCGAGAAGTTGACGGAAAACTTGATCAACATTCACAAGTTCACGTCACTTCATGATACGTACGACGATCTCAAAAATGACTGTGTCAATTTCTTGTTCGAAACGATTCACAAGTTTGATGGAAATCGTGGCACGAATGCTTTTTCATATTTCAACGTTGTCGCCAAAAATTGGTTGATCATCAAGACAAAACAAAAGGCCCTCCGTGTCAAGCGTTCTGTCTCGCTCGATGATCCAGATGCACTCAATTCTCTGGAATCGAAAATTGTCGAAGAGTACTGCATTGTCCCGTCAGCAGAAACATTGCTCGAAAATGAATCGTTGCCAGGCAACGTGCTCAAGTTGCTCTATGAAATTCGGAGCAAAGTGAAGACAGAAAATGAACTGGCGTGCATCAATTCTATCATCACCATCTTTGAAAATGTTGATGACGTCGACCTGCTCAACAAGAGCGCCATCCTGCTCTACATGCGTGAGCTGTCAGGGTTGAGTCCAAAACAGTTGACGACGACGATGCAGATGGTGAAGCGCCACTATAAGAAACTCAAAGTTGATCCCAAATTTAAGCTGTGGTGAATTATGGAAGACGACGACACAGGCAACATCGTAGTAATTCAAGACCGTGACATCGAAGAACGCATCAAGGATTTCGGGGGCTTGCTCAATCAGATTGAATCACTGAATGACAAGAAGAGGAAACTTTGGCTAGAAATTTATGAGAATTCGATCTCTGATCGGCAGAATTCATATGCAATGTTCAGCCAACTCGTTAAAATTGTCAAAGACAAGAGTTCTGAACACGCAGTCCATGGGAAGACCATTGCTACCTACATTGAACGGATGAGCAAGGCCAATGATCAGCTGATCAAACTGGCTGAGTTGATCGCTCGCGCCGAAAAAGGTAATGAAGAAATTGACCCTGACGACATGTATAAACGCATAAACAAAGACTGATCGCGTGTTATCAACCTTAGGTACCGTCATGGGTTATGAAAAGATCGATAAACACGTAGCTGAGGGTTCTGCTGACAGGATCCTCAGGGAACGTGCTAAATACGACAGCGGGACTAAAGGACCGCTGCCCGTCTTTTATCGGTACGTGGTGCTAGAAACCGTCTTTGATCCCACAGTAGCCTACGTTGACCTGACGAAGTACAACTATTGGGAAAATGCCCTGGGCGTCTCAAACATGGAATTCGCTTTGGCCTTGCCAAGGAACACAATCATCGGTCAACGAATCATTGATGGTACATCGACTTCTTCTGAAGAACCCATGTTTTTGTTTCCGTTTTTTCCGTCACACCTGGCGATGCCCTGTAAGCCCGGTGAACACGTGTGGGTCATGTTTGAAGCACCGGGCATCGTTGACACCAACATCGGTTACTGGTTTTGCAAGATCACAGAAGTAGGCCATGTAGATGACGTCAACCACACCCATGCTCCTAGGGCCTATGAGTCAAGTTTTGTTCCTAATCTCAAGGACCTATTCACTGACACCGCTGATGCAGTCTATGAATTTGCTAACGGACAACGTGATAAGGCCGACGGCGAACGTTTCACGATTGCAGAGTCAATTGTCATCCCCGGAGACGACGAGGGGGCCTACGAAAAACTGTTGACTGAGACCGACAGTAGCCAATTGATGAAATACGAAAAGGTCCCGAGATACCGCAAGAGGCCCGGAGACCTGGCTTTCGAGGGCAGCAACAATACTTTGATTGTCCTAGGAACTGACCGTACTGGTGCTGCGGCTGACTTGTCGGCGTCGCCAGATCCTGCCAAGGGAGTGAAGCCTGGCAAATTTGATGCTGACATGGACGGCAATGCTGGCATGATCGACCTAGTCGCTGGTCGCGGTCAAACAGACGACACGGGAGGCAAGGAAGTCACCTCCAAAAAGCTCGATAAATCTGAATTCAATAAAGAACTTGGCAAGAGCGGCACCGAAATATCAGACAAAGAAGGCAATCCCGACTGGAAGACTGATCGATCACGGGTGATGATCGTCCAGAGGACGATGGTCGATGCCAATTTGGGTCTCGATTCGTTCAACACTGACAAGTTTCCAGACGGTAAAGGCAAGCCCGGGTCGGCAGTCAAAGACCCATCTGCGGGCTCCGGTGCCATCGTCATCAAGTCAGACAAGGTCAGAATTATTGCTCGTGCAGACGTGGAAATTTTGGTCTCGGGGTACGAGACTGATGCCAAAGGCAACGTCAAGGCGTTGGATGATCCCGATAAATTTGCTGCAATTGTCATTCGCAGCAACGGCGATATCATTTTTAGACCGTCCAAACTCGGGTACATCAAGTTGGGCGGCGACGATGCGGACAAAGGCTTGGTATGCAGTGATGCCCCTGTCACAGCAGAGAATGGCGGTGTTTCAGGCTCACCGCTGGTCACCACCATGGGAGGATTCTTTGCCGGCGCGAAGCCCGAAGGTGGAAATAATGGACCTGGATTGAGTCCCGGGTTGGGAAAATTTGCAAACAAAATTCTTGTGAAATTACATCATGTCAACACCAGGAACAGTAGGAAATTGTCAGACCGACGCAGGGATCTTGAAATCAGATCAGAGCGGTGAACTGACCAAGAGAGCCAAAGACAAGTTCATCAAAGACGTCAAAGAAGAACTGAAGTTTGGCACTGCGGGGTTGCCCGTGCCTCCTGCGTTTCCATGTGGTCCAGACGTGCCACCTTTTGAGTTTGCTGACCTGTTTCCATTGGAAGACGAGGCTAAATTTCCTGATTTTCACGAGAACATCCTGGGTAAGGACGGGTTGTACGCAAAGTTCGCCCAAATGTTGGACCTGCCAGGTGGTTACAAGTTTTTGCCCATTTGCTGTCCAATATCACTTGCAGTCAACCTAGGGCTTAAACTTCCTCACATTAAATTTCCATTCATCTCTGTCTTGATTCCGAATCTACCTGGTTTGGCGATCAAACTAAATGTCAAACTTCCGAAACTTCCGGGTTTGCTTCTTAATCTACCCAAGCCCGAATTTCCAAAGTTGCCTAAGTTCAATTTTGATCTTCGTTTTATTGAATTGATCAGCCTAACCCTGCCAAAGATTCCTGATTTTGTGTTTAGTCTTGTGTTGAAAATTCCAAACTTTGCACTCAAGATACCCAATCTACCTGATCTTTTCAAGTTGATCTGCAAACTAGCATTTGACGCCAAGTTGTTTAGCGTCACAGGACCTGAGTCACTCACTGAAATCGTTGCGCTCAAGGTCTTGACACATAGGATCGTTGAGATGGCATTCATCGCCGCGATAGGCACATCACTTGGATCGGCTCCAGCTGGTCTCACGGGAGGAATCGGGAAAAAACAGGGTTATGAGCCACCACCTCAACCAGGTGAACCTGACGACAGCATAATTCGCGATAAAATCATCAAATTTGCGCAAGATTGCATTGACGAAAGTCTCAATGGAAATGGTCACGCATGGAGCGACGGCGATGATCTTTACATTCAAAAATTGTTGCCCACAGAATCAGCAGATCCCAAAAATAAAAATGACCCAGCTTTTGATCCACGTGCCATAGGAGTTGCGGCTGCAAAATTCAAGTGCTCAGTCCAGTCCTCATGCGGCATGTTTTTGCGCGTGGCCCTCGCGGCAGGCGGAGCCCATGGAAACATTGCAAAAAATGGACAAAAACAGCTGTCAAGGTACAAGAATCCAGACCCTAAGATTGTCATCTATTATGATTTTTTTCAAGATGAATACCGCGTTGGAACCGGCCTGTCGGGCATTGTCGAGGCTGCCAAACAAAGAGAAGAAGAAATTCCTGGTACCATCATCGTTAATGGTGCCACAAACCCCGTAAAAGACGATTTGCCTCCGATGAAGCGCGGCGACGTTATCATCGTCTATAAACCAGGCGCGAACGGAAAAGAGCACGGGATCCTAGTCGGTGAAGACTATCCAGGTAATGGCAGCCTCAACTTGACAACGTACGAAGGCGGTCAAACTGACCCAGGAAATACAAAACCCCCGGCGGCGCCAGGCGGCGCTCCGACTGCGATCCGAAAGAATACGTACCAAGACGGTGCTAACATCACAAAGGGAACGCCTTGGAACGAACAACCTTACGGGATCTACCGTGAGTCGGGAACGGGTCACATTTTGATGGGCGGGCGCAAGGTCCTGTGGATCTTTGACGGTGAAAAACTCTGTGGAGGTAGCCCAGATGATCCTGTGGGTAAAAAAGCCAAGGAACCAGATCCTACCCAAGAGCCCAGGACGATCAAAGAAAATCTTGCAGACAACAATGATCCTCAGGACCCTGATCAATTCTTGCCAGTACCCGCGTGAGACAATATGGGAAATTTTAGCTTCAAAAGTTCAGGCAAGACGCAAGAACAACAGTTGATTGAGACGTTGCAGGTCTCTGCCACACCGATCGGCATCAAGACGCCTCTGCGCCTCAACTACGGTGAGGGGACTGAGATCTTGGTCACCTACAACAATCTGGTCGACTCTGTGAAAGACAACCTGCGTAACCTGCTACAGACCAATTGGGGTGAACGCTTGGGATTGTACGATTTCGGTGCTAACCTTCGCCCGCTGATGTCAGAATTCGTCTCGACTGAAAACTTCGACGGTAAGGCCATCGACAGGATCTCAGGAGCTGTGACGCGGTGGATGCCCTATGTTTCTCTTGAGAATTACGTCTCCACGTCGGACAGGACCGACAATAAAAACCTGGCTCACATCAATATCACAGTCACCTACAGCATACCGGTGCTGAACTTGACGAATCAACAGCTAGAGATCAGTCTCTACGCCATGTGAAGTGGATCCCACGTGTTGGGACACGATACTTACAGCTGACGGTGAACCATGGCACTTAAAAAAGACGACATTGTACCCGTACGTCAACGGAAATATCTGTCAAAAGATTTTGACGGCATGCGGTTCCAACTGCTTGAATATGCTAAACTTTATTATCCCGATCGCCTCCGTGACTTCTCTGAAGCATCACTGGGTGGCTTGTTTCTCGATATGGCGGCCTACGTGGGCGACAACATGTCGTTCTACCTTGATCACCAGTACTCAGAGCTCAATCCCGAAACAGCCGTCGAAACAAATAACATTCAGCGTCACCTGCGTACCACCGGCGTGCCGATCGTCGGCTCCTCACCCGCAGTTGTTCCAGAAACGATCTTCATTCAAGTACCTGCAGCCTTGCAACCCAATAGCAACACTTTGGGTCCGCGGACAGATTGTATTCCTCACGTGTTGCCTGGCAGCATCTTTGCCGCTGACAATGGCACTGAATTCATCCTGATCGAAGAGGTCGATTTCAATGACCGTCGTTCAGATGGTTCATTCGTTGCACAGGTCAAAGTGGGAACCAAAGCTCCCGATGGGACACCAAAGACATTTATCATGGCGCGCGCCGGCCTGTGTGTCTCAGGAAAAGAAACTACCGACACGTTCAACATCGGTTCAACGTTTGTGCCTTTTAGACAGTTGACATTGGGCAATGGCAACGTCACAGACGTTGTTAACGTTATTGATGGATTCGGTAACATTTACTATGAAGTCAATGCCTTGACACACGATGTGGTATACCGCAACGTGATCAACACGGCCAAAGACAACGATTTGGTACCTGAAGCCTTGAAAGTCATTCCGGCACCTTATCGTTACAAGAGCGATGTTGACCTCGGTACTCGCAAGACGACGCTGACGTTCGGTGGAGGTTCTGCCGATAGCCTTGAGGACGACATCATCCCAGACCCATCAGAGTTTGCTATCACGTTCCCATACTCCAAGACATTTTCAAGGATTGCAGTCAATCCGCAACAATTGCTACAAACTAACACCCTTGGTGTAGCTGCAGCAAACACGTCAGTCAGTGTCACATATCGTTATGGGGGAGGTCTGAACCACAATGTTCCACCCGGGAGCATTCGCAATATTGTTGTCTTGAACATCTTTTTTCCTGGCAATCCCCCGGCTGGATTCGGGGCAATTGTTCGTAATACGATGGAGGTCAGCAACCAGATCCAGGCCGCCGGAGGCGAGGACGCGCCTTCATCAGACGATCTCAAGGCACTGATCCCGTCGATCCGTAACTCTCAAGAAAGAATTGTCACCCGTGAAGACATGCTAGCACGGATCTACACCATTCCTTCAAATTTTGGCCGCGTCTTTCGGGCGGCTATCAGGTCAAACGACAACAACCCGCTGGCAACACAGTTGTTCATTGTCTCACGGTCGACTGACCAGAAGTTGATAACTTCACCCGATACATTGAAGCAAAACTTGATCAAGTACCTCAATCCGTACCGCATGATCTCAGATGCCATCGACGTGCTCGATGCTCGTGTCATCAATCTGACGTTGACTTTTGAAGTCGTCGTCGATCCAGCATTGAACCGTAGCGTCGTTTTGCAAAATGTGTTGACCAAGCTACAGACAACGTTCAACATCAAAAACTATCACATCAACCAGCCCATCATCGTGTCAGAAGTCAGAAACGCGATCTTCTCAATACAAGGTATCATCAGCCTCGATCAGGTGAGATTCAGAAACATCACCGGGACTGTCAACAATCGAACGTACAGCAACGATACATTTGATGTCGACAGCAACATCAAACAGGGCATCTTGTTGGCACCTGAGGGTGGAATCTTTGAAATTCGTTATCCAGAAGTCGACATTGTAGGAAGGGCAATCTGATGTTCAAAGTCTTTCATGTTGACAAGGACACGTACATCACTGACAAGGTCATCAGGTCTGTCAGATCGTCAGGTTCAAATTTTGGCATCGCAGGATCACTCAACCTCTTCAAGTTGTATGGTGCCACCAGCAGCGGTACTTTGCCCAACATTGAACTGTCGCGGTTGCTGGTTCACTTTGATTTGACGCAATTGAAATCACTGGTCACCGCTGGCAAAATCGACTTCACCAACGGCAGTTTTTGGGCCCACTTGCAATTGCACGATGTCTACGGTGGCCAGGCCAACCCAGACAATTTCACTGTCACTGTGGCGCCACTATCGAAGTCGTTCGATGAAGGCCACGGCAAAGATGTCGTTTATTGCAGTGACTATGACGTGGCAAATTTCTTGACTGCCTCCTCAGGAATTCCATGGTTGTTGTCAGGATGTAACCAATCAGGATCTGTCGGCAGTTCGTGTGATTACTTCACAGGGTCTGTTGCAACATCACAGTTCTTTGTCACCGGTGAAGAAGACCTAGACGTTGACATCACTGCAGCCATGGTTGCTTTGTTGACGGGGTCTATCCCTGATTCTGGGTTTCGGATCGCCTTGACTCCAGCTGCTGAGACTAACAAACAAACGTACTTCGTCAAACGTTTTGGTTCGCGGCATGCATACAACGAGACCAAACATCCTCGGTTGGTGGTGGGTTTCGATGATTCAATCCGCGACTCATCACAGGGCATGACGCTGGATTCTAACGAGACGCTTTTCTTGTTCAGTTATGACCATGGGGCACCCGCAAATCTGTCCGTGACAGGTAGCAATTGCATCGCTTTGAAGATGCGACTAGCGGTGTCAGGAGGCTTCTTTGAGACCGCCTTTACCGGTAGCCAACACTATAGTGGAATTAACCCTGTCGTCGGCGTATACTCGGCATCGGTGTACCTATCGTCGAGCAATCCTGTCATTGCCGCGGCACTACAATCATCAGGTAGCGTTCTTAAATTTACTCCCATCTGGGGATCTTTGAACGGCGCGGGAACTTTCTTGACTGGATCACAGGTCACCGTCAGTCGTCCTCTACGTGGATCGACTAGTCTTTCTCCGCGGCGTTTTGTTGTCACAGTCACTGGTCTCAATGTTCAACACAGTGCAGATGAATCACCGACCATCAGGGTCAATGTGTTCGATCACACGTCGCCGTTGGTCACAGTCACTCGAACTCCAGTAAATTCTCCAGGAACTTTGCAAGGCCTGGCGACTGACGCATTTTATCGGATCAGAGACGTTGACAATGATACTGCAATCATTCCATTTGATTCTTCCCGAGGATCAACACGGCTGTCGAGTGATTCTGACGGTATGTTCTTTTCGCTCGACATGTCGAACCTTGTCATTGATCGTAGCTATCTCATTGACATCATGTTGTTGGTCGGCGGTGCCCCACAGTACTATTTCGCGGCCTCTCCTGTTTTCAAAGTTGTTGCTGCACAATAAGATTGGAAATGCTCGATGGCGGTCTCTACTTCACCTTACATTCCTTCTTTTCTGAAATCAGCGCTGTCAGACGCTAAACCCATCGAACTGAGTTTCAGCGAGGTGAAGCACACCAACATCTCGAGTACGTCGTCATTTTTGTACGACGCGGGTGGGGTCGGACTCAAGAATTCCCAACAGCTTAACGTTGACTGGTCGAAATTTGAGAATCACACTTTCTTTTCTTCGGCCGAGGCCAAAGTCAACCTATCATTTGATCAGATCATCAATGGATATCCATTTGATGGCTCACGGGCTGAGATCGAAGCTTTCTTTGAAAAATTGACAGGGTTTGATCGTTGGGTGTTCGACAATTTTCCGAGGTTCAAGGGACAACTGCTGTTTTCAGGCACACAAATTGGTGAAGACACCGATGGAACATTGGGCACGTGGATCAAAGTCAAAGACCACGCTGGTGCCTTGTATCCAGAAATTTCCAAAAACAAAACAGGTGAATCGATCGTCAATCCTAAAGATGGCGTATCGTTCACTCTCGAGGCCCATGTCTTTGTTCCGGCCCAAAGCAATGATACACAAGTCGTCTTTCAAAAATTGTCAGGCAGTCTGCAAGGTATGTCGTTGTACTTGGTTCCTAATGCTACGACGTCATCAGTTGAAACACGGTTTACTTTTGTCTCAGGGTCGACTTCGATCACGGCTGCGGGCGCATTGACCAAAGGTAGATTCAATCACGTTTGTGCAGTGTTGAACAGAGAGACGGGTGTACACTATGTTGATCTATACGTCAATGAAGTGTTGGCCGGCCGGTCAAAGGTCAACAATGACATTGGTGAACTTGACATTGATTCTTCTAACATCTTGTTCGGCACTGGCACATTGTTGTCACTGACGTCGGGTGACATACTTCCCACACAAACGTTTTCAGGCAGTCTCGATGAAGTCCGCATTTTTCATTCACCTCGTAGTGTGCACCAGCAAGAACTGTTTGCTAAAAAAGCAATTTACGCAACGCCCGAGTTGCGACTCTACTACCGTTTCAATGAACCGCCTCCGCCGTTGACGCCTAATTTGAGCGATTCAGTCAATGCCATTGTTCTCGACAGCTCAGGCAACTCACTACATGCACTGATCAATAATTTCACAGGGACCTTGCGACAAGATGCATCACAGGATGCAACGTCATTGATGATATATGAAAAACCTGAGACGCTAGCAGTGTTGTTTCCAGCGTTCCCAGCCACAGTAAGTCTCAACACGAAATTGCTAGCTTCAGCTTCAGCATATGACATTGCAAATCCTAACTTGATCACGCGATTGGTGCCACAGCACTATCTCCGTGACGGTGCATCACAGGATGGAACCAAAGAACACGATGACCTAGGCCAAGATCCATATGGAGGAACTGGAATCCCAGGCCAGGGGCATATGACCTCGCCTCAAATCATCGTTTCATTTCTCTACATTTGGGCACGCTTTTTTGACGAGATCAAGTTGTACCTCGATGCATTCAGTACACTGAAATATTTGGACTACGCGAGAACAGACAATTCTCCCAATAATTTCTTGTACGATCTTGTCAAGTCATATGGGTTTCACCTACCTCCCCTCTTCAACGGTTCGACAATTGATCAATACGTCAATGCTGAAAACGTGGGACTTGAAATTGCTACATCAGCATTTCCACTGCGTGAAGTTCAGAACGAACTCTTGCGACGCGTCTTGATCAACATGCCCGACGTAGTCCGCTCAAAGGGTACTCAACACGCGATCAAGTCATTCTTGCGCGCTGTCGGCATTGATCCTGACAATTCTTTGAGAATCCGTGAGTTCGGTGGACCCACGTCGCGGCAGCTATCATTTTCCCGTGAAAAAAGAATCAGTACGGGAGCCATGGTCGAATTTGTCACTTCTTCTTTGGCTGTGACTCCATTCTTGTCGGCTTCCCGTGTTGAGGTAGGTTTTCCATCGCCGCAAGGGACCATGATTTCACAACATGAGTACCCACCACACGGGATATCAAATGCACGCTCTGACGGGTTGTTGACCTCAGGGTCATGGACCGTCGAAGGAATTTACAAATTTACACCAATCAATGTCAAACAAATGACATCGACAACACAGAGCTTGGGCCGTCTGTGTGTCACAGGATCGAACGGTACCCAATTTGTCGCTAATTTGTTGGCTGTCTCTTCATCGCTCGATCCCAAAGTGATGTTGTACGTCAGGCCGGGAAACTCTTCGACCTCGCCGCTACTCAAGATGCAGGTGTACCTGCCGCGGCCAGGAATCTTTGATTCTGATCGGTGGTCGGTGTCGTTCGGGTGTCAACGCAATGATGAGGTCAACTCGGTTGTCTCATCGAGTTATTTTCTCCGTGTAGCCACACAAAATGTCGGCGAGATCACGTGGATATCTTCGACTTCATCGTTCTTTTATGAAACGCCCAACAGTGAGACAAACTCTTTCCGCACGTCTTCACTTGAGAGTCCGTCGGGCAGCTTCCTAGCCTTGGGAGAAAATCAACTCACTAATTCAGGCAGTGTATCTAGCTTCCTATTTTTGAACAATACTCTTGAGGCCCCTGCCGAGGCACGAGTTACGGCATTTACCGGGAGGAGTTCCAACCTCAGGTTCTGGTCTAAGGCCTTGTCTGAAACGGAATGGCGCGAACACGTGAGGAATTTTAAGTCGACTGGCGTAGAAGATCCGCTAGTTCACTACAATTTTGTCACTGCAGCCTCAGGCTCGTGGGGTAAAATTCGTCTAGATACCTTGACTAAACAAGCCGAAAGGGTTGCCAACGCTACTGCATCGTTGGGACCTGTGGGATCATTGAACTTTCTTGACTTCAGTCTCAATGGAAATCACATGACAGGAAGCGGATTCCCGCTAGTCGTCAAATCAATCGTCGGCGAGATCTTTGATTATTCGTACCTGTCACCGTACTTTGATGAAGCATCCAATTCTGAAAAAGTTCGCATTCGCAGTTATCTCAATCAAGATCTGGTCGATGCTACGCCGTGGGCCTCGGTCGCACCGTTGCACGAAATCAGGAGATCAGAACGCCCGACAGACGATACACGACTCAGCATCGAATTTTCATTGATCGACTCGTTGAACCGTGACATTGTCAACCTGTTTTCAACTTTTGATGCAATTGACAATGCTTTGGGTGCTCCTGAGTTGATGTTTTCACCCGACTATCCAGACATAGAAAGAATCCGTGACGTGTATTTCAATCGCATCTCACGGAGGATAAATTACCAAGATTTTTTTGAGTTCTTCAGGTGGTTCGACAAGTCGCTCGGTACGTTCATTGAGCAGTTGATTCCACGTAAGACTCGGTTCAAGGGAACCAATTTTGTCGTTGAATCTCACATGCTCGAGCGCAGCAAATTTGAAAATCTCAACGTAGAGATTTACCTCGGTGAAGAAACACGCAGTCGCATTCGCAGCGTGCTATTGACACAATTCATCGAAGGTTCTGCGAGGAAGTACTGACACATGGCTAACTCAGAGATCAAGGATTTCTTTCAAAATATCTTCCATGATGATTCTACCTTTTTCGATGAAGGTCCGATCATATACCGGCCCATTGCCAAAGGTGTCATCACAGGTAGCATCGATACGACTCGCGTAGACCCATACCGCCAAGGCGTTGAACTGACGAGATTCAAGCACTTTGACGCTGGCATGACCAAAATTCATGCTGGCGAGCCTGGCCACGTGCTGCGTAAGAATCGACTTGGAATGGATCGATCAATACGCCCGGAAGCCAATTTTCAGGATCTCGATTACTTCAATCCTGTCAAATTTTTGGAAGGTGAAGCCATTACGGGGCTCACCGGCGAACAAATCTTGACGTTTCCGATCATCATCGGAGACAACGACCAGATTGGAAATATTTCACTCGATGGCGTCATTGAATTCTTGGCGATTCGCTCGGTCGCAGGTTTTCACAGCATTGACACGCCTTTTGAGTCTCATTCAGTCTGGGGTGCTTTGATGGGAAGCACTGTCGATTCACACAGGGCCGCGGCTCTAGTAGAGACCGTCAATGAATTTGATCCACAACCCCAGTTCATCGGTTACCTTGACATGGTCGACATGACTAATGCGACGCCAACAAATGGCTTCTTTCAATTTTCAAGATCACACCTCAAGCCGTTCATTGATGCCCGTGATCCTCGAAATGTCGTGTACACTTCACGCGGCACCGACATGGACACTGCACTAGCACTGATGTCAGGATCGACAGACAATTACATTTCATTCAAACAGAAATCATCAACTTCAGGATGGGATTATGATACTGTCGCGGGGATAGGTACCGACTCGCTTGCCTTCGGAGGCATGACCCACTGATGCCATCATCAAAACTTTCCCGCGCTGCTCCTCCACGACGATTCGAAAATTACGTCTTTACAAAAGTCGTCTCTTCAAACGTCGGCTTGTTTCCAATTGCGTCAACTGCAATGACCCAGGCACCGGGCCCAGGTGGAGCCTCGGGCGCGCTCGGCGCTTCTAACACAAGCATCATTCCGATTGGTTTTGATTTTAACTTTGATGGCCGGCCTTACAAAAATTTCGTCGCCAATCCTAGCGGCTGGATGGCACTCGTCGATCCGGCTTTCGGCTCATTTAGCACGGGTCACGTGATGACTGTCGGCTACATCAATGATTCTATTCTGAACTCATTTAGTCTAAATCACGTCTTGTTGTGTCCATGGTTTGATGCCCTTCGCAACATGTTCAATGATCTTGCCACCGTCGGTGCTACCTTTGGTGTACCTGTTTTGCAAGATCAAATACGAATCAACCACGGTCTTGATGTACCTCCAGTACAGTACAATCCTGTGGAATATGGCATCAAATATGCCAATACTACTGATGCTTCTGGTCGTCGTTGCTTGATTGTCAGGTGGTTTTCTCTCAGTGGTAATGCCGCGGCACAAACAGCTTCTGTCTTGAAA